CCTGAACCACCACTATTTGCACTTCTTGTTGAGCCTCCTGAATATGCACCACCGCCACCACCTCCAGTAGCAGTTATTCCGTCAAATGAAGAATTATTACCATTTTGTCCAGCATTAAAATTAGTATATCCAGTTCCACCACTTTGTGTAATTGTACCACCAGTTGCTAATGGATTTCCTAAATATCTTATAATAACAATACCGTTTTGACCTGATCCTGATGAACTTTCATCACCATTACCACCAGAACCACGAGAATTTGCACCTAATGGACTTGCAGTTGCTTCATCTCCATTACCACCTGCACTATAATAAGTCGAAGTACCACTTATAGATGATTGAATACCATTTCCCCCTTTACCAAGATTAGTACCAGTACCAGCTTCACCTACACCTCCGGCACCACCGCCACCTCCACCATTAACTGTATTTCCTGATCCACCATTGTTTCCCTGACCAGATATACCTGTACCACCACTACCGTTTGCACCACCACCTCCTGAACCACCACTATTTGCACTTCTTGTTGAGCCTCCTGAATATGCACCACCGCCACCACCTCCAGTAGCAGTTATTCCGTCAAATGAAGAATTATTACCATTTTGTCCAGCATTAAAATTAGTATATCCAGTTCCACCACTTCATCCACCACCACCACCACCAGCTACTACCAAATAATCAACATCAAATTTTGCAGGAAATGCACCTCTTATAGTATTACCATCTTTACCGAATTTGGTAATTCCAATCTCATCACTTCCTAAATACATTTTTTGTGTTGTACTCATATTAACTTACTATTGTACCATATTTGGTATTTACATATTCTGCCCAATTATTCATTTCATCAGCAGTTGGAGTTCCATATATAACTGCCCATTCTGCAACATCTACATTTGCATATCTTGAACTAAACACAGTTGGATTACTTCTACTATTTAAAGTTGCTCCCATAGATATAACAGAATTAGCAACCCAATCTCCATTTGTAGTTCCACCTGTACCCCAAGTACTTTCAGTAGTAGTATCTAAAGCATAAAAAGAATTTCCATTTGAACTATCATATCTTAACTTTAAGGTGTGTGCACCAGTAGTAGCAGGTGATTCTATATTGGTTGCTGAACCCATACCTTCACTAAATATTCTATGATTACCACTTAAAATGTCATGCCAGTATCTTAATCCACCAACGGCAATTAAAACAAAACCAGCAATAACACCATTACCAGCAGTTGAGTTTAAATCATAAACGATTAAATGGGTAAAATCTTTTGATGAAAGTGAAGCAGGTGCTGAAGTTACATAAAGAAAATCACTTGAACCATTAAAAGCAACTACATTTTGATTATTAAGAGTTGCATTTGTAGTAGAAGATGGCCTATTTGCTGAATTACCTTGTATTAAATCTGTATTGTTTATTTGGTCTCTCCAAACACTAACTCCACCTGTTGCAGTTGTTATTCCTTCATCAGCTGTCCACCAATATTGGATATTATTAAACTTACTAGGATTAAATGGGCTTACATCTTGTCCATCTACTAATACAAACTCATTATTTAAAATAAGAGTTACTTTTTTATCTCCTAAATATACATCTTTTCCTTCTATTTGTACCATATTATGTTATTATAGTTCCGTACCTATCGTTTACATAAGTTTCCCATTCATCCATTTCATCAGATGAAGGAGTACCATAAATAAAAACAATTTCTGCTATATCTACTGTAATATATCTTGAAAGGAATACTCCACCAGAAGTTGATTGAACAGAAGCACCAGCAGCTACTGTTGAACTTGCTGGCCAACTTTGATTAGTATTTCCACTTGTTCCTTTTGTAGTTTCTGTAAGAGTATCAAGAGCATAAAACACATCACCAGCTGAAGCATCATATCTAACTTTTAATGTATGAGCTCCACTTGTAGCAGGTGATTCTATATTTGTTCCACCTGTACCAGAAAGTCCTTCATCAAAAATTCTTTGATTACCATTTAATCCATCCAACCACCATCTACCATTACCTGCACCAAGTAAATAAGGAACACCCCATACTATACCATTACCAGGTGTAGAAGATGCAAAAGAATAAACACATAAAGATGTAAAATCTCGATTAGAAAGTGCTGCAGGAGTAGAAGTACTAAACAAAAAATCACTTGAACCATTAAATGCAATAACATCTTGATTGTTTAATGTTGATTCTGTTGTTAAACTAGGTCTATTACCCGATGTTCCTTGTTGTATAGAAAATGAATTTATCTGGTCAGTCCAATTACTTACACCACCTGTTGCAGTTGTTACATTTGTATCTGCTCTCCACCAATATTGTATATTATCAAATTGTGAAGGATCCCAAGGTGGTGGTGCTGGAACAAAAGCTGCTCGTTGTTCTAAATAACTAAATGGTGCGAATATTCCCATATTTATTCAAATTTATTTACTGCTACTAATAACGCATTTTGATTATCAAAAGTTGAAAATGTTAGTATATCAGTTGAACCTTCTGATGAAGGGTTGTATTCACTACCTGATGGTTGTAATACATTTGGTGAAAATCCAACACTTGGTGTTGCATTTGCTATACTAACTCGTAACATTACTGTTTGACCTGGTTTTACATTCGTTATATCAAAATGTGTATCATCATCTATTGAAGATGTAAAGAAATTACCTAATGCAAAATCTATTGAACCTGTATTTGAACTTTCAACAACTACATTTACGTTTCCTCTAATACTTCCACTATACGGTGAAAGAGTTGATGCTCCAGTCGAACCACTTACAATATAAAGAGTGTTCGGGTCTTTTGTACCAAGATTGGTATAAGATGATGATGTAAGAGTTACTATGTGTTGAACTTTGGATATATTATTAAAAGTATCAGTTATATTATCTACTACACTTCCACTAAATCCACTTTCTTCTCTTGTTAGTGGCCCTATAACTTCTAAACTACCACTAATAATAGCAGAACCTGTATAAGGGAAACTATCTCCTCCCCCTCCACTAATTCCTGATGTACCACTTGAACCATTTAGTCCAGAAGTTCCATCATCTCCATCTTGTCCACTAGTACCAGAACTTCCGCTTGAGCCATCTGCTCCAGTTACGCCAGAAGAACCACTACTACCATCAACACCATTAACACCAGAAGAACCAGAACTTCCATCAGCACCATTAACACCAGAACTTCCACTACTTCCATCAACTCCGTTTACGCCAGAAGAACCAGAAGAACCATCGGCTCCATTAACTCCACTTGTCCCACTAGAACCAGAAGGGCCATCAACACCTGATGTACCATCTACACCACTTGTACCATTCGAACCAGAAGGTCCTTCCGAACCTGTAATAAACGAACCACTAATTACATAAAGTGTATTATCATCTGGTGTAATACTATCGTATTCCCCTTGTGTTAAGGTTACTACCTTTTGTACTTCATTTGTAGAAAGGTAACTATCACCTGCATTTGATATAAGAGAGCCAGTTTCTCCAGCAGAAGTTTCTATTGTATATTCTCCTACTACATTAAGAGAACCACTTATTTCGGCTGAACCAGTATAAGGGAATCCATCTCCTGTTCCACCTCCTCCAAATGATGAAGTTGGAACTTGTATTGTTCTATTATTACCATCTCCAACAAAAGCATGTCCTTGTAATAGAGATGCTGTAATTCCATTTTCAACTTCAACACTACCACTTAAAGTTATAGGATCACCTTTTAATGTAATATACGTTGTTTCACTATCAATAGTAAGATTTGGTGTACTCCAAAATGAAGTTGGATTCATTGCAACTTCAAATATTCGAAAAGTAGTATCGTAATTATCTGTTTTGATATTTAATTCAGTACTACCTAGAATATTTATACTTGTACCATCATCTTCTAAATTTCCTGATGCAGTAACAGAATTTGCATCAGGACCACTATATACAAACCTTCTGTTTTGGGGTAATTTTACAAATAACGAATTACCCGAACTTCCTGATGTACCATCAACACCTGATGTTCCATTTATTCCACTTGAGCCTGATGAGCCATCTGCACCATTAACACCACTACTACCACTTGAACCATCCGCTCCATTAACTCCACTACTTCCGCTACTTCCATCCACACCACTTGTGCCTGAAACACCAGAACTTCCACTTGAACCACTTACTCCACTCGAGCCAGATGAACCATCGACTCCACTAGTTCCACTCACTCCTGATGAACCTGATGAACCGTCAACCCCACTAGTACCATCTACTCCATTAACACCCGATGATCCAGAAGAACCTGAAACTCCACTTGAACCTGAGCTTCCATCTTGACCGTTTACACCTGAACTACCACTACTTCCGTCCACTCCACTTGTTCCATCAACACCTGATGTACCACTTGTACCAATAGCAATAAATGAACCTGTTGGAACTTGTTGTGGTACTCCATCACTATCACCTACCCAAGCATATCCTTGTTGTATATTTGGTAAACCTCTACTTTCACCAGGTCCGTTAATTACACCTGCTCCATTTGCAACACCAACCTTTTCAACATTACCTAATTTTTGAATTAAGTTATTCGAACCAGTTGGAGCAACATTTGTATATCCACCACCTACTGCAACATAAACTTCATCACCTGAATTAAATGCTGATGTGTTTACTTCGTTAATAAATCCATCTAAAAGAACTATACCTTCCGCTTCATCTACTAATTGTTCTCCAGCAATACCACCTGCGGGCATTCTATCAGGGTTTCCAGCATCAGCAGGATAAACTCCTACTAGTTCACCTGATGTTCCACTACCTGTAAAGTAAAGTGGAGTTCCTTTTTCGATTGTACCACCACTTATATTTTTACCAATTACTATTGTGTTATTTGAATAAGTAGAATTTGTACTATTTGTAGCATTTACCGCCCAACTAGAGGTTAGTTCTGCAACTTCATCTAGGGAAGTAAGAGAACCTGAAATGGTTACTGAACCAGTAAATTGGTGTGTATCATCTTGTGTATCTCCAAACTTTGTAGAACCCGATGAGTAAATTATTGAAGCAGTTTCATATTGTGTTTTGATTACTTTAAATGAACCTGTACCATCTACTGAAAGAGTATCACCATCCCAAGTTAAACCACTATTTACATCAGCAGAGTTATTATATCCATTATAGGTTATTATACCGTTAGCAGTTGAACCTGTAAGTTCTAATAAACCACTTGTTCCACTACTACCATCTACTCCACTTGTCCCATCTATTCCTGATGTACCGTCAATACCGGATGTACCGTCAATACCACTAGTACCACTTGAACCAGAAGAACCAGAAACACCACTTGAGCCAGAAGAACCATCTATTCCACTCGTTCCATCTATTCCACTCGTTCCACTTGATCCTGAACTTCCACTTTCACCTGATGAACCAGTTGCTCCATCTACACCACTTGTACCACTACTGCCAGATAATCCACTACTGCCACTACTGCCATCAATACCTGAAGTCCCATCTATACCAGAAGTTCCGTCTATACCTGATGTACCACTACTTCCACTCAATCCACTTGAACCCGAACTTCCATCAACTCCGCTTGTACCGTCTATACCACTAGTACCGTCTATACCACTTGTACCGTCTATTCCAGAAGTACCATCCACTCCACTTGTCCCACTAGAACCTGCTGGCCCAACTGGCCCTGCAACTGCAGGTATGTAAATATCTGCTATTCCACTACCATTACTTACAGTTACACCACTACCTGTAAAGTTTAAGGTAGTTGCTACAGTTGGATTTAACCCTTCATCTTCTACTACAATACCTGAACCTGAAAGAACAAGAGAATCTAATTGATTTTGTAAAGAAGTATCTTTTGCAGCAAACGAAGAACTTGTGTTATTAAAATCTGTTTGATTAGCGGTACTATCTATTATATCTTCGTTAAACGCACGTAACTTATCAGGTGTAATAAAACCTGTGTTGTTATTTGGAAACGAACTTTGATTATCTGCTTTTAATTGGTTTTTTGTTTTTTCAGCCATTATTTAAATTCTTTTATTGTATTATATATCAAAACCCGATGAAAAACCACTTGAGAACGCCCCTTTCTCAACAGGTGGTGATTGAGTTTTACCAATTCCTTGCCCTATTAAAGCACCTTTACAACATTCACGAGAATATTTGTTTGAATCTGCACACAAACATCCCCTCTTTTTTCTTCTAGGAATTGCTCTACCTCTTGTTTCTCCCAAATATATTCCTTGTCTCGGGTCTGGTCTGTATCTAGGCATTTTTACTTATTTTACCAATTCCTTGATTTCTTAATCTTCCATCACAACATTTTACTGAATAAACATCTTTATTTGGACATAAACACCCTCTTCTACTATTCCTAGGTGATGATTTACTCCAAGTAGGTTCATCTTTACTAGGTTTACCAGCGATGTATATACCTTTTGTTATATCAGCTTTATACGTCATAATTTAGATTTATTTATTTAACAAATATATTGTGGTTTATTATTTTGAATATTTTTTCATAGTTTTCTGCCATTCCAATCTTTCTATTTCTCTTTTATCTTTTTCGAATGATAAGAACAGTAGTGTTTTCTCTAGGGGTTGAGTCAATACTCTATCAAACTCCAATATCTTACCACCTGCTAAGTTGTAGATGTTTGCGTAAGAACCCCACTTTTTTCCAAAATTGTACTCATCTCTTCCATCCCCTCCTTCTCCATCAAAGATTTCAGGGTATCTTTCGACAAGTCCTTTAGTAAATTCATAAAAAAAAATAGTGCACCAAAGTGAATATCCATTGTAACCTCTCCAAACATCTCTCCCCTATTCTCACCCTTATAAGGTTCTATATCGTATAGTACACCCTTTTTTTGAACTACTGGTCGGTATAGTATAGACATTATACCCAACCAATCTTTATTTATATCTAAATCTTTATACTCTTGAATATCCAAATACGCTCCATAACTCATTTTGGATAAATCGGGTTCAAATCCCCATTCCTTATCTCCAATTTTAATAATTCTTTTTAAGGGTTGTTCTCTTTCTCTCATCAGTTCCCATAAATCTTTTTTTATACTTTTATAGGTATCTAAATCTAAATTCTGTAAGGTATAAGGATTTACACCACAAAGATGATAGAAAAGAGTTGCCGTAAGTGCTTCTTCTTCCTCTTGGTAAGCTTCTATGTCCGCTTGTAGTTTCATATACTGATTGTACGTTATTGAACTCCAATCAGTTGGAACTTTGATTTGAATTTCTTTTTTCATAGTTTACCTTCTTGTATTTCTAAACTTTCTAAACGATTTAACTTATACTCTGTACTTTGATGTGAGTTGAGTAAGGATTTGAATTGAGCTTCTAACTTATATAAGTGAGCCCTTAATTGTTTATTTTCCTCATTTAGGTAATGAGCCCATTTTGCTAAATCTAAGATTTGCTCAGGTGTTAGTTCTTCTGGTTTTAGTTGTTCTTCCATATTATCTTACTGAAATACTATATGTACCATGACTTCTTTTTCGTTGTGATAAAAACCAACTACCTACATATCTACACGCATCTATACCGTGGTCATCACATCTTGGGTCTGGTTCATTTAAGACTTCTTCGTTTTTGTTTTTGTTCCATACATACGAGTAAAATTCATCTATTAGATTTTTAGAACTTTTCGTAATGTAAATTTTGTGTTGTTTAAGGATGTCTATACCTGTTAAAATACTATCCTTACCTTTTACCGCTGGTTTTATGTTTATACCAGAGCGGAATATTTCTTCTATCAACCTTGGGTCAGCAGAATCAGCAATTACTTCTTTATTTCCCCACAACTCTTGTGCTCCTCTAATAAAGTTTGCTATTTGATTAGATAATAACCCTTTCATATAAATTACTTCATCAAAGAGTATTCCATCTTCCAACTTAAAAAGAGTTACAAGAGCAGTTGGGTCATTTGTAAATCCAAAGTCAATTCCCCAACCAAGTGTTTCTGCCTCTTCTGGTACTCCATCTATAATATTGATATTATCAAAGATTAACCCTTCTACAATTCCAATTTCACCTTCACCATAAATTCTGTAATACGATGGTGATGTATCCCTTAACCTTTCTATCTCTCGTACTATACTTTCGTTTAAGAAAGGATTATCTCGGTAGGTAGAAACAAATTGTTCTGCTTCAGGATGAGTAGCCACTTGTTTGTATATCCAATGCGATTGTGGAAAAGAAGGGTTGAACGCCATTATACTCTTTGTTGATGTACGAATAAATAATTGGAACCAATCATCATATCCCAATTCATTTGCTTCATCTACAAAAAGATAATCTCGTTTAGTTCCTTTTCTTCTTTCTGAGTCTTGAACTGAAAGAAACTCCATAGTAGAACCATTATCAAATCGGTATGTATTTTCACTTGCTACCCACGAACTATCTTCCCATATACCTAACTCTCCCATTATACTCTTAAAATCACGGAGAGCAGAAATGCGTAAGGATGGAAACGATTTACGAACAACAGAGATAGTACAACCACTTTCTTCAAACGCTTTTACAATCAACCATTGTAAAACAGC